TCAAATCGTTCTTTGTATTGCAGCCATTGGGGGAAGAACTCCATGTTTGGTGTGCTTGGACGTTAGAAAATGATTATCAGATGGTGCAAAAAGGTTTACAATTCATCAAAAATATGGCAAGGGAAAGTGGTAACAAATACCTAACTTTCACAAGTCATAGGCCGGGCTGGGAACGTAGAGCCAAAGCCTACGGATTCAAGCCTCGGAAATGGATAAGCGAGGTGTGATATGGGCGGTGGTGGCGGTACTCAAGAAACTAAGACGGAAATTAGCCCGGAGTTTAAGCCGTACATTACCTATTCGTTAGGTGAGGCTCAGAGGCTGTATCAGGGTATGCCAGCGGCTCCTGAGACCTTGGCAGTTGCTCCGTCAGCGGCTACATCTCAAGCCCTACAAATGGCTCAACAACGGGCTGTAGGCGGTTCTCCATTACTTCGTGCTGCTCAGGAAGAACAACTCGCTACGGTTCAAGGTAGAGGCGTTAATCCATTCCTAGGTGGTGCTTTAGAACAGGCTAACCGTCTAGCGGGTGAGCGTTATACCCAGAACATTCAAGACCTACAGTCTCAGGCTTCATCGGCTGGTCGTTATGGCTCGGCTGCAATGGGTCAACAAGCTGGTCGCGCACAAGACATCTTTGCTCGTGCATTAGCGGAACAGGGTGGTCAACTAGCGTACTCCTCGGCTGAGGCTGAAAGGGCTAGACAGATTGCGGCTTCTCAGGCTGCTCCACAGATGTCTTCGGCTGATTATGCTGATCTCCAACGTCTCTTACAAGTTGGTCAGGCTAGAGAAGGCTACGAACAACAGGGTATTCAAGGTCGATTGGCTGCACAAGATATTCCGATGCAAAGATTGCAACGTGCTGCTAACGTCTTCTATGGTGCGCCGCTGGAGACTAAGACCACTTCTACTCCTCAGGGAGGTAAATAATGGGTGATCCGATCACGATGGCTATGATTGGTGCTGGCGTTGGTGCTGTTACCAATCCTAGAAAGCCTCTACAGGGTGCGTTATTGGGTGGTGCATTAGGTGGCTTTGGTGGTGCAGCGATGGGTGGATTTAAGGCTGCTGGTAGTGCTGGAACTGCTGGTCTGGCTGGTGGTGGTGGCTCAGGAATGTTTACGGCTGGGACTCAGTTGGCTAACCCTATGGGTGCTGGTGGTACTTATTTCGCAGCAGGAACGCCTGCAGCAGCAGGATCACTACAAGCAGGTGGAAATGCCGTAATGAATGTCGGTCAGACTGCAATAGGCACTAGTCCTACATTTATGGAGCAAATGAGGGGTGGACTTCAGGGTATTGGTCAGTTTAACCGTGAAAACCCGATGGTTGGTCAGTTAGGAACTAATGCCCTTCAGAATATTGCACAACCTCAGCCTATGGCAGCAGCACCTACTCCGGGATTACTAAGAGGTAATCCATCACAGGAACAGCCTACTCAGTACGCTATGGGTATGCCACAAATTAACCTGTTAGGGTGACGTATGGCTATTGAAGACATCTTACCGCCGATATTTACTGGTACACCAGCTATGTATCAGGGGTTGCTTAACCCACAGGATCAGGCTGCGCTACAAAAACGAGCTAACTTAGGTGGATTGCTAAGTGCTGCTAGTGTATTGGCTCAGGGCATGAGTCCACAGGGCTATCGTCGGTCTCCTCTACAGAACGTCTTAACGGCTCTAGGTGCTGGATTTCAGGGTGCTGGTCAGACATTTGAATCTGGAATTAACCAGATGTCTAACGTAATGAAGTTGCAGCAGTCCCAAAGACAACTAAAGGGATTGCAAGAATTAGCTGAAGCTAATCCTGACTTGGCTTATCTAGCTTCTGTAAGTCCAGAGGAATTTGTTAAGCAGGTATCGGCTCGTCGACGTATGCAGTTGTACGGACTAGGTGGAACTCCTAGCCAAGCTGCTCCTGCTCCGGCTCCTGTGTCCGCACCTGCTCCTGCTACTGCTCCTGAAGTTGCCCCGGTTCCTGCACCTATCGCTGAGGTTCCTGCTGGTCTCATTTCTCCTGAGAGTGGTGGTGGTGGGTTTGTTGGTGGCGGTTATGGAAGCGTTGGCATGGGAACACCATCTGCTGTATCTGTACCTGCGCCTGTTGCTCCTGCTCCTGCTCCTGCTGCTCCTGCACCAGTAACTACTACAACTAATGTTCCGCAACAAGCTCCGTATTTTGCTGGTGTAAGTCCTGAGAATAAAGCTGAGGCTGCAAGGCTAAGACGAGTAGCTGTTATTGCTTTACAGAATAACGATGCAGGGGCTGCAAATTTTGCTAAAGAAGAAGCAGACAGACTTGATCCTAAAGAACAGGTTTTCTTTAGGGATGGCAAGGCTTTCTCTACGACAAGAGGTCTAATCGCAGACGTAAGTGGTAAGCGTGTTCTAACAACGAATGAGGCTAGAGATTACGGCCTTGATCCAAGGTTAGGAAGATGGAAAATAGAAGACAATATTCCTGCTTTGATTCCTAATACTGGAGTCTCGCCGGAAGATCAGAAGGCGCAACTAATTGCTGGTTTACCATCACAGCTAGCAAATCTTCACCCTACATTGCAACAACAAGCAAGTGCTTTGATTTCAAGAGCAGGTGCTATGGATAAGTCTCAGATTGTTAGTGAGACAGAGCAACTGTTAAGTCAGCAGTCAAAGATTCTTGGTGAGTTGAATCCACAACTACGGGCAGCAGCTAAGGATAAAGCTATCCAAGTTGTATTGCCAAACCAGTTTAGCAAGGAAACAAAGAAAAATCTTGAGCAAGAGATTCTTGTAACGTCTGATGCAGTAGTCAGATTAAACGACATTTCAAGATCGTTTAGACCAGAATATCAGACAATCCAGCGTCAATTTGGACAAACATGGAATACGCTAAAGGATAAATTTGGTGCGTTAAATCCTAAGGATCAAGCATCATTAACTGAGTTTACTCGTTACCGTCAGAACTCATTACAAAACCTTAATCTCACAATTAAGGCTATTACTGGTGCTGCTATGTCTGACGCAGAAGCTGGTCGTATTATGGCTTCGTTACCAAATGCAGGGACTAACGCATGGGATGGTGATAGCCCTACACAATTCAAAGCAAAGCTAGATAACACGATTCAGCAAACAAAATATGCCCTTGCAAGAAAGCAATATGCGCTTAAGAATGGCAGAAATTGGGAAACAATCCCATTGGATTCAATCCCTGACATAGTTCGACAGCGCGGCAAAGAAATTGCCAAACAGTACAATCTTGATGAATCAAAAGCAGCGGATTTGAATACGATTGATAGACAGCTAGCGGCTGAATTTGGAATTCTATTTTAGGTGGGATCATGGCAGAAGTTGATTACGCAAAGAGATTGTTTGCTAGTGAGCCACAAGGTGCGCCTGTTGGGCAACAGGTTGACTATGCGGCAAGATTGTTTTCTGGCGTAAAACCTTCTATTGGTACTGCTCCGAGTTTAGAAAAGCCTCCTGTTGCCATATCAGAGCCATCTAGGGGTGCGAGTATGGCTACTGCCTTCATGGGTGGTATCCCTACGGACAAGCAAGCTGCGGTTAATTACTTTGCATCACAGCGTGGTATATCTCCTAGTAGATACCAAATCATCGATGGTGACATTGCGTATCAGGCTGATGATGGTAAGTTCTACAAAGAGGTCTCTGGCTTAGGTGCTACTGCGGCGTACTATGCTCCTGACGTAATGGAGATGGCTCCTGACGTTGGTGCTGGTGTTGCTTTGGCTCCATTGTCTATAGGTGGCCCGTTAGGTACTGCGACTGCTGTTGGTGGTGTTAGTGCGGTGGCTGCTGGAACGAACTATCTGCGGCAGAAGATTGCAGGAAAGATTGCAGGTCAAGAGCTTGATCCGTTCCAAGTTGGTCTGTCTGGTCTATTGTCTGGTACTGCTGAGTTGGCTCCTGTTGTTCGTAAGGGATTCCAAGAACGTAGACTGGCAAGGGATATTGCTCAGGTTGATCCTCAGTTAGTGGCATCACTTAGGGCTAAATCAGGTCAATACGGCATCCCATTAACTCCGGGTGAGTTGACTAACCTATCGTCGCTACTAGGACAGCAGAAGGTTATTGGTAATGTTCCTGAGTCTTCTGTACAGATGCAGAAGTTCTATAAGGAAAGAGAAGCCAAGGTACAGAGTGCAGTAGATGACTATTTGGCAAGCATCTCTCAGGTTGAGGATGCTGCTATTGCTGGTAATCGTGGTGTAGCTGCATTAGAGGTTCAAAGACAGAATTTGCTCAAGGCTAGAGAGGAAGCTGTTGATCCTATATACAAGGCTGCATTTGCGTCCTCTGTGCCTGTTAATACGGCTCCAGTATTGAACCAGATTGACAATATGCTCAAGACACAGCCGCCTACTGGTCGTGCTGCTGGTTATCTACGCAAGATTAAGGACTTGCTGCAAAAGCCGGGGATTGATGCTGAAGGTAATCAGTTAAAAGAGTTGGTTCCTGAAGATCGTTTACCTAACTTGCAGAACTCAAAGTTTGAGATTGATGCAATGTTCAAGGAAGATGCTTTTAGCTCTTTGGATAAGACAGTTCAGGGAAAACTAACGGCAATCAAAGAAAATTTGCTACAGCAGATGGGCAAGGATAACCCTGACTACATTGCTGCGAACAGGGAGTTTGAGAGACTATCTCAGCCGCTTAACGAGTTCAATGAGCGTATTACAGGCGTTTCATTGATGCAGATGTCTCCTGATAATCTCAAGAACTTTTCTAACCGTATATTTGCTAATCCTAGTCCGGGGACTATCCGTTACGCTAAGAAGCAGATCATTGCTGGTGGTGGTGAGGAGGCATGGAACGCTGTTACAAGGTCTTTCCTTGAGGAGCAATGGACGCTTGCTAAGAAGCCAGCAAAGACTCAGCAAGGGGCCAAACTAGACACAGGTAACACTTGGCAGAATATTATTATCGGTGATCCTAAGCAGATGAAGGCTATGCAAGCCGCATTGTCACCGGAGCAGTTCAAGGCATTGCGTGATTTGTCTGAGGTATTGGAGGCTGCTGGACGGGCTAAGAAGCTAGGTTCAGATACGGCATTTAACCAGTTGGTGACCGAGGAAATGTTCAAGAATCCTCCGATTACTAGCATTACGACTGGTGCGGCTAGGATTATCGGTGGTATCAAGCTAGATCAACCTGCTAAAGCCCTTGCTGACTGGGCTATCCGTAAAGATGCTGCTGTCAATGCCGAAGAAATTGCTAAGATCATAACGAGTCCAGATGGTATTAACAGACTCAAGGAATTACGAAAAATGTCTCCTACTTCCGCTAAGAGATGGGCTGGTACTGCTCAGTTGTTAGCTGATTATGGAATGTTAGAGTCAAGGGAATAATCATGCCAAAGAACAAAGTTAGCGAATACAGCGCAACAGCGTCTAATAATACCGACATCGGCGGCATTAACATTGCTGAAGGATGTGCGCCATCTGGTATCAATAACGCTATCCGAGAGCTAATGGCTCAACTGAAGGATATGCAAGCTGGTACTGATGGGGATAACTTTACCGTAGGTGGTAATTTAACTGTTACTGGTACTGCTACTGGGGCTACTCCTAGCGTTTCTGACGATAGCACTAAGTTTGCTACGACTGCGTTTGTTCGAGACATTATCCCTAGTGGCGTTATCGTCATGTGGTCTGGAACTATTGCCACTATTCCTAGTGGATGGTTCTTATGCGATGGTAATAACAGCACTCCAGATTTGCGTAGCCGCTTTATTATTGGTGCTAATGCTGACGATGCAGGTGTTGCTAAGACTAACGTAACTGGTTCAGCGACTCAAACTGGTGGTTCTAAAGACGCGATTGTTGTTAGCCATGCCCATACTGCGACTGTTACTGATCCGGGTCACGCACATCAGATCATGTCATCGGCAAACATTTCTATAAACCCGGCATACAATACGTTTACAAAATCAGCGACGCAGTCTACTAGTCTTGGGGTTACATCTGGAACTCAGAATAACGGCACATCTTCTGAAACTACCGGCATTTCCGTATCTAACAGCACAGAAGGTTCATCCGGCACTAACGCTAACCTTGTCCCGTACTTTGCACTCGCGTTTATTATGAAGTCTTAACATGGAAAACTTATTCTCTCAAATCGTCGTAGGTATTGGTGGTCTAGGTGCAGGAGCTTGGGCTATGTATCAGAAGATTCAAGCCGATAACCGGAACAATAAGTCTGCTGAGATAACTGATGCTGCATGGCAACAGGTTATTACTACCTTGCGAGAAGAAGTCGAGCGTATGTCTGTTCGTCTAGCGGCTGTTGAAGAACAGAACCGTAAATGCGAGGAGCATAACGAGGAACTCCGTAAAGAGTTAAGCGATATAAAGATGCGTCTCCATGTAGAGTGATTGACCCGATAACCATTGCTGCGGCTTATAAAGCCTGTACGACAGCAATCGATCTCGCTAAAAAAGGCGTAGACCTTTACAAGCAGATAAAAAATACAAGCGGGGACATCAGCGACGTACTGAAAGACCTGAAAGAACAGTATCACAAGATAGTCGATCCTAGCCCTGAGCAGAAGAAGCAATATAACGAAGAAGTTAAGCGAGTTCAGGAAGTAGCCAAGGCTGTACCAGATGACGTGCTTAATGATATTTGGTCGAATCTAGGTACATTTATCGACCAGTACGAGGCTCTGGTAAAGATTTATGTTCAGAGTGAAGCAGCGTCTAAAGAAGTCTATAAAGGTGACTTATCGCTAGGTCGCAGAGCATTAGAGAGGATCAGGCTGGAATCCAAACTTAACGAAATGCTATCTCAAGTACGCGAACAGATGGTATTTGGGACACCTCAAGAGCTTGGCTCAGTTTGGAGCCGTTTTGAGAAGGCATGGGCTGACATCCAGAACGAGCAAGCAGATGCTCTGGCGATAGAGACTAGAAAGATTCAAGCGGCTCGATGGCAACGAAGGCAACAGATAAATCGGGTAAAAAGTCAGCTGGCATGGATTGGGGCAGTCGTTCTTACAATTCTATGGGCAATAATGCTAATGGTTCTGATAGTAAGAAGCGAGACGATGAAAACATCCCTTGGACATTATTGATTACTGTCATGGCGGTGTTATTAACCTTCTTTATCGTAATGCCTATCATCGGATTTATGCTCTGGGATATGCACATAGCGACTCAGGCTGCTGTACATGAAGTCAGAAGGATGAAAGAGTTACGGCGAGACATACTGATAGAGAGGATGTATCGTGATTGATCGCAAGGCATTTAAGAAGTTTATCCCTAACTCAAAGTACTCGGATCAATGGTACGACGCGCTATTCAGTTCTCAGACTGAGCTAGGTGGGAAGTCTCTCCTAGAAGAATACGAGATTACGACTCCTAACCGTATAGCGTCATTCCTAGCCCAATGCCACCATGAATCAGGTGGATTCGTCTGGCTAACGGAGAACCTGAACTACTCTGCTGCTGGTCTCCTTAAAGTCTTTCCTAAGTATTTTGCTACAGACTCACAGGCCAAGGCTTACGCTAAACAGCCGGATAAGATCGCTAACTACGTCTATGCGAATCGTATGGGTAATGGGGACGAGGCTAGCCAAGAGGGGAGCGTCTACAAGGGCAGAGGATTAATCCAACTGACCGGCAAGGATAACTATTTTTGGTTCGCTGCTAGCCTAGAGATGACTCCAGAACAGGCCTCAGAGTACACCCAGACGTTTGAAGGTGCTGCTCAGAGTGCTTGCTGGTTCTGGGAGACTAACAAGCTAAATCGGTTTGCAGACGCTGGTGATCTCAGAGGCATGACTAAGGTCATTAACGGTGGTTACAAGGGTATGGAAGATAGAGAGGCTCAGTATGCGCGCGCTTTGGCTGTTGTTCATTCTTAGTCTAGTAGGTTGTGAGGATAGATTCCGTTATCCCTGTCAAGATAACAAGAACTGGAATAAACCTGAGTGTCAGCGTCCTACCTGTGCTGTAACTGGGACTTGTCCTGACCAGCTAGTACCTGCTGCCGACTTTAAGCCGGAGGAAAAATGAAGTGGAATTCTGACCAAATTGATAGCATCATTAAGCTGATTATTGGCACGACGTTCTGCTTAGTCATTTTGATGATGTCTGGTGTCGCTACATACTCTATTGTTTTCGTCGTGCAGCCGATGACAGGGATCGCACCGGTTGATAAAGCACTATTTGCACTACTTAGCGACATCTCAAAATACTGCCTCGGAGCATTGGCTACATTACTTGCTCTGCGTGGTAAAGACGGTGTTGCTAAGTTGATCGATCCACCACCCGGAGTATCTAAGGCGAGTGATTGGACTGATCCACCTAAGTCACCACCACCATCACCTGTACAACAACCTGTACGCATGGAGCCGACGATAGCTCCTATTAGTTCTGCACCAACGGCAGGTTATAACGGTAAAGCAGCCCCTGAACAACCACCTCACCCGGAGATAACATGATTGCAATACGCATGGTTGGAACTGTGTTTCTTAGTCTATTTCTTGTGTTTAACATTCACGCAGGAGAGACTAAAAAAGTCTGCAATGCCCAAAAAGACAAGAAGGGTAAGGAAGTTCAGGTCTGTCGTGAGGTCAAGGTACACAAGAAACTTGATGGCACGAAAGTACCGCCGAAATGAATCCGTATCTTATCCTCGGCGTTGTATTCGCAGTCGGTGTAGCCGGAGCAGGTGGCCTATACAAGGGTCACAAGCTAGGTAAGGCTGAGGTTCAGCAACAATGGGATAAGGAGAAAGCCGAGCAATATGCTGCTTATGCTAAGGCTCAAGAAGAAGCCCGTAAGAAGGAGCAAGAGCTACAGGCTACTGCGGATCAACTAAGGAGGGAGAAAGATGAAGAAATCAGGGATATTGCTGCTAAGTCTGCTGCCCTTGCTAGTAAGTTGCGCGACAGGAAAGACCGCCCCACCCAAACAGGTTCCGTGTCCAGTACCGCCAGCGTTGGATCAAGCGGCTGTAGCGGAAAAGAGCTTTACCGAGAGGATGGGGAATTTCTTATCCGGATCGCTAGAGAAGCCGACGAACTCCGTACAGCCCTCAAGCAATGCTACACCCAGTACGAAGCCCTAAGAAAGTGACTCTGAGGCTTGCGTAGCGATCTCTGAAGCCGTTTTTATCATCTGGTCATAGGTCTGACCACTACCCCTAGCTATTAAGCCTCCTAGAGCCGCTGCGAAGAAGATACGCCAATCATCGTTGACTGGTACTCCCGTAACTTGTTCTGCCACAGGTTGCCACTTAGGATCATCAGGATTCTTACGAGGTCTGCCCATTACGTTCCCTTAATTGTTTGATAATTTTATTGATGTGGTTTACTGGACTAGGTTTCCCAGATAGGTTCCTGTAGATACTTGGGGATTTCTTATCAAGGCAAGACTTACATATCCAGCGGTTAGTGCGTTTACCACGCCTAAATATCCCACCGTCTTCATCTCTCATGGCTTGGCAACTTGTGCAGAATTTCATAGTCTACGTTGGCAGGTAAAGGCTTGGATGTCTACGCGAAATGCCCCTGCAAACTTACAATCAGAGGCTATCCGAGATTCTGTTTGAATCCCACCAACGTACCAGCCGATAACGCATAACAAGATGGCAACGATAGATTTAGCCCACCAGTCAAGCACCATATCAACAGCTTTAGATAGATCATTCATCTTTAACGAATACCCCTTCTTTGTTTAGATAGCCCTTGCGATCCTTAATCTGCTCGTAGGCTGACTGGAAGCATTGTTTCAGATCGACATCTTCAATAGCAGCAACCATAGTGAGGCATACAAGAACGTCCCCAAGTCCATCAATAATTGATTCACGGTCTCGCTTGGTAATCGCATCTGCTAACTCTCCCATCTCAGAAAAAGCCTTCAATAGCTGCGTTTTAGCGTCAGAGTTCTGAATAATCCCTCTAGCCTCACCCCAACGAACTACTACTAATTCTGTAGCCTCGTAGCTCATAGGAAACTCTCAATCTCAACGATAGGCATATCGAAAGCCTTGTGGATGGCAATCTTAGTCTCAGCCGATACGCCATTGTGTCCGTTACGAATCTTGCTAATCGTAGGCATGGATACGCCTATCTTTAGGGCTAGTTGACGGTCGTTCTTGATCTTGTGCGTTTCTTTCAAATAGTCCAACAGTTTCATTTTCTCTCCTGAGTTAGTAAACCGCTTACGGCGGTTAGTCGGCATACTCACATAGAAGGGGAGACAAGCGTAAAGGAGCTATGCGTATGCTGCGTAGGTTACGCGCCACCTATCGCTAGGCTTAAGGGTGAGGTACTCGCTTCACCAGTTCTATCCTTGACGATTTATTAATCGAAAAGCTGGCATCCGCTTTCCCTCGTAGATCAATAGCAGCTCGTATTACACGAGGCTCCATAACAGCAAGTTGTACAAGTTACACATCGACCAGCATCACAGTATGTGTGATAGGTACAAGTAGCGTAAACGAATGGTGCTGTAACTGCTAACCAAAATGCGACTAGGTATTTCATAACTCCTCCTTAGAATGGTGCGTCACTAAGATCATCGTCTTGAAACTCAGTCTTCTTTGCTGGCTTCTTAGTCTCTTTTGGTTTAACCGCTAGAGAAAAGAACTTACCTGCTTTACCTTCTTTTAACCATCCAGAAAGCCAGTAATCCTTACCATCGATATTAATAGTGCCACTATAGTCTGGATGTCTATCCTCACTCTTATTTGAGTTACGGCCTAATGTACCCCTGTTAGTGTTGTCGTATTCCATGATTATCCTTTAGTAAATTTCTTAATTGCACTACGTTGCTTGCTATCCAATAGACTCCAGAGTGCAGTCTTCCAATCTGCATCTAGTCCTAAAGAATTGATGTATTCCACAGCGTCTGCTACCTGATCCTTGTGAATCATCAGGATGATGTCTGCTGCGTAGCTACGAATCTCGTCTTGAGATTCTGAGTCAAGATCGTCGAATACGGACTTAGTAATCGGCTTTGCTGACTTAGGTTCGTCTGAGCCTGTAGTAGCGTCTAGTGCGTCATGCTCACAGATTGCCAGAGCCATTACCAGCAGATACCGAGTAATGTAGGTAATCGATGCACCTAGATTCTGTACTTCATGGCATCCCTTGAGTTGAGCAGAAGCCATAGGGCAGGTGAACTTAGTGCAACCACCGTTGACCGTATCAATGACTCGCATAGTCGCTAGTTCGCTGGTGAACTCTAGCGTATGGCACAGTCCTAGTTCAGCGAATATCGAGTTGACTGTAGGCAGGAAATCGGTCAGTTCAAAGTACCGATAGCCAGCAAACTTATTGTGTCCTGACTTCTTGAGTTCTACGTTCTGGAGCTTGACTCTGGCTTCCTGTAGCTTTTGGTAGACGAGCCATTGCTGCTGTTCTTCTTGTTCCTGTTGACGGTTATCCATTATTTATCCTTTAGCGAATTTCTTATTGAAGATGATATTGTTAGATTGTGTTTTCTCATTAGTTTGTATCTTTGCAGCCTCCTTTTGCTCTTTGCGAATACGGTCAAAAGTTTTACGAATGTTTGTTTTGCCAGACGGGACATATTTAAAACTCGGGTCTAGGATTGATGTCATAGGCTGTCCAAGAGTAACGATAGGAGGAGCAACAGAAAGATGACTTTACCAGAATGGCGGTCAATGAAGTCGGCTAGCTTATCGTCTGCTCTGAATAGTTTGTTCATACGTCGCTCCCTTTATATTCTCGGTCTTTACGTTCTTGGTAGAGGCGATCTTCACGGTCAAAGTAACGATCTTCCTCAGTCTCCTCGTACTCCGGCAACTTCTTTTCCTTAACGGTACGGTTAATCATCCCGATAATGAACCGTTGCAGATTGTCACGGAGTTGGATAGGATTTTGATGATGTTGCGACCAAACCCATAACATCTGCGAGAATTCTTCACCAATATCTGCGGCTGTCATGTGGCAAAGTACATCGTCAGGATGTCCGTCCAGTAGCTCGTAAAGTAGGAACTGCTCGAATTCTTGTGCGTTCATATTTATCCCTTAGTAGTTACCGCCACGAAATAGTGCCACAGATTAACAGGTAAGTGCAAATATATTTCTATAAGTAAACCAAATCCTATAGGAACATTCTATTACCAACCATCAACATTCTGCGATAATGAAATACGAGAAAACATTGCAAAAACTGAAAGAAACTCAGCCTAAGCTCGATAAGTACCCAGAGCCTAGAAAGACAACACCTAGAGGACAGCCAGTTGAAAGAAGAACCTTCAAAATCCTTAGCAGCAACGTCAAGCGACAAAACTGGAACGATTAAGAAATACCACCACGGGCTACGTTATTGCGCTGGCTGTAAGAAGTCTAGGTCATCAATCCAATTCGGAGACCTAGAGGTTTGCAAGATTTGTCAGTTAAGAGAGGTTAAGGTATAGTTTAAGCAGTAGTACACGCTTGGAGGCGTGTTTTGAGTAAGCCTTAGATGAGACTCTGCTGGTACTCACCAGTCCTCCAACGCCCAACTTTGGGTGAGAGTCTCACCTAGGGCTTTTTTTATTGGAAAAAGCTATGTTGAAATTTCGTGCATCAGAAGGATTAGAGGTTTACATCAGCGACGTAGGTTGCTTAGTGTTAAAGCAAGATAGTTTTGAATTTGGCAAGGAAGTAACTGTAGTTTTGACTCCCGGACAGGCTTATCACGTTAAGCAATTAATTGACGATTTCCACGATGAAATGGTCAATGATTGGAACGAGGGGCTGATTCAGGAGCCTCCAAATGCCTAAACGTCCATCATTCCAGTTCTATCCCTCCGATTGGCTGAGGGATACGGCACTAAGGTCATGCTCAACAGGAGCCAGAGGGCTATGGATAGACATGATCTGTTTTATGCACGAAGGTAATCCTTACGGACATCTTAAGGTTGGGGATAAGGTTATCCTCCCAGTAAACCTTGCGCGTATGGTTGGGGAAACCTTAGAGGTTGTCGAAGGTTGGCTAAAAGAGTTACATCATGCAGGGGTCTATGACCTTACTGAAGATGGGACTATATGCAGCCGTAGGATGATTCGGGATGAAAACCTAAGACAAATCAGGGCGTTAGGTGGAAAACTTGGTGGGAATCCAGCCTTAATAAACGGTGATAAGGTTAACCTTAAGGTTATCCAAGAGGTTAAGCAAAATCCAACCCCTTCATCTTCATCTTCATCTTCATCTTCATCTTCAAAAGAAGAATATAACGATCATTTTTTGAAATTCTGGAATGTCTATCCAAACAAGAAAGCAAAAGAAGCTGGTTGGAAAGCATTTAAGAAATTAAAAGTCGATGAAACATTTGTTTCTATGTTGATAAATGCTGTGCGTGAACAAGGATTGCTTTCCAAAGATGTTCAATACGTTCCTCATGCGTCAACATGGCTCAATGGCAAACGATGGAAAGATGAGGTCGTACCTAACGTCAATGCAACTATGGGGAGACGAGTTCTATGATTGGCGATTTACTAAACAAGCTGGAAAAGGTTAAAGGCTCAAAAGGTCGTTGGGTAGCTTGTTGTCCTGCTCACGTTGACAGATCACCAAGTCTTGCCATAACGGAAACTGACGATGGTCGAATCCTGCTCAAGTGTTTTGCCGGATGTTCCGCTTACGAAATCGTAAAAGCCGTAGGAATGGACTTGACAGACCTGTTTCCTAACGACAACAATCTAAGTTCCCTTAAGGAAAAACATTTTAATAAAGCAGTACGCAGACCGTTTTACGCATCAGACCTGCTGAAAATAATTCAATTTGAGGCACTTCTAACGTCCGTAGCGGCGTTTGATTTGAGCGAGGGTAGGCAGGTATCGGAAGTAGACAGAAAACGGCTTAAAACGGCTGTAGCCAGAATCAACGAAGCCGTTAGTTACATTAACTAGGGGAAACATATGAAAACACCAAAAGAGTTAGATGTTTTACGTCGAGCAGTTTGGTTTGAGGATACGCCTGAGATTGTTGAGGACATGAAAGCTCAGGGGTTTCCGGAGTGGTCTAGGCATTTGCACAAAATGAACATTTACCACAAGAATCTAATTGCTGAGATTCGTAAACTGCGTCGGGAATTAAAGGGGCAGTAATGACGATTGAGCTAGCGAGAGGAGAGGCTGAGGAACTGCTAAATATTTTACGGATGGTGTACTCGAATCACGAACTAACGAAAGCCATCAGTAATCGGCTAGCTGGAGATGTGCTGATTGAGTTCCCACCTGAGCCTGTAGAGGAAAAGCCTGTTGCAGAGTGGAAAGAATTGTCTACGGCAGAGATTAAGGCACTCTGGAACGTAACGAAGAAACCTAGTGAATTTGCCAGTTTACTGCTGGCTAAAGTGAAGGAGAAGAACTATGAGTGGAGACAATAATCGGTATCCGGTGGCATGGGGTTTAACAAGTGAAGGCGATCACATCGAGAATGTTTACCTCAAACAACAAAATGTTGAAGAAGCAATGGAATACTTAAATAAAGAATATCCACGAAGGGTTAGGAAAATTGTCCCGCTTTACACTTTCCCGCCACAGCGAAAATGGCAGTATCTGACGGAGACGGAGATAGATGAAATCATTGCTCCTAGACCGGGGTTTAGTGAAAACGAGGACGAATGCGCTGAGTATGATCGTGCTTTGAAAGTTGCGTTGGACATTGAAGCTAAGTTGAAGGAGAAGAACTATGACTGACATGGTGAATCATCCACCGCACTACAACACGGGCGGGATTGAGGCGATTGACTACATTGAAGCGAAGCAGTTGGACTTTCATCTTGGGAACGCAGTCAAGTACATCAGCAGAGCCGAACACAAAGGAACGTATACGCAAGACTTACAAAAAGCGATATGGTATTTGAATCGTGCCATTGAAGCTAAGGAGAAGAATAATGAGTCTTGAGACAAGAGCGATAGAACTAGACGAGGCTAGGAAGGCTCGAATCCTAAAGTCAGAGAGTATTGACGTTGAGAAGTATCTACATTCTAACGACGTAACGATACGGGTTAAGAAGGCTTCTGATTGGCTAGACTCCATCAAAGAGGCTTACCTATCGGAAACGGTAGAGAAGAAAGTCGTTATGCCTTGGACTAAGACGCATGATTCTTTTGCCTATCGTGAGGGTGAAGTAACTGTCTACGCAGGTTCTAACGGTGGTGGTAAGTCGCTTATCACGGGTCAGATAGCGTTGAGTCTGGTTAAGCAGGGTCAGTCAGTCTGCATAGCGTCGTTTGAGATGAAGCCTGAACGGACGTTACAGAGGATGCTTAGACAGTTCTCCGGGGAATCGTTGGATGATCCGTTGACTCACGACAGGGCAGGATTTATCACGAAGATGGTTGACCGGATGGACAAGTTTCTATCCGACAAGATGTACCTTTACGACCAGCAGGGGACTACTACGCCGGAGAAGGTGATTGCTATGTCGAGATATTGCGCTGTAGAGCTAAAGGTCAAGCACATCGTTATCGACAGCCTGATGAAGTGCGTCAAGAACGAGGATGACTTCAACGGTCAGAAGTCGTTTATCGACGAGCTAACGGCTTTGGCTAGGGATCACAACGTACACATCCACCTAGTCCACCATATCAGGAAGCAGCAGACGGACGAGACACAGCCGAACAAGAACGACCTCAAAGGGTCAGGGAGTATCTCGGATCAGGTGGATAACGTCTTTTTGGTTTGGAGAAATAAGAAAAAAGAAAACCAGAAGAACCGGGGTGAAGTGATAGACGAGACTCAGCCAGATACCTTCCTAATGTGCGAGAAGCAGAGGAACGGGGATGGTACTGAGTGGTACGGACTCTGGTACGACAGCCTAAGTCAGCAGTTTGTTGAGAGGATAGGGGCGAGAATTGACTTTGATAATAAGGGATCATTTTCGGGGGTAATGTGAATGAGTTGGCTCTTTTCGCGGGTGCTGGTGGAGGAATACTTGGGGGAAAGTTGCTCGGATGGAGAACCGTCTGTGCAGTTGAATGGGAACCCTACCCAGCTAGCGTACTTGTCGCAAGACAAAATGACGGACTTCTCCCGGCTTTCCCGATTTGGGATGACGTTCAAACCTTTGACGGAAAACCGTGGCGAGGAATTGTTGACGTTGTATCTGGCGGGTTTCCATGCCAAGACATCAGTTCAGCCGGAAAAGGCGCAGGAATTGATGGAGAACGATCTGGGATGTGGCGAGAAATGGCGAGGATCATTCACGAAGTACGACCTAGATTCGCGTTCGTGGAAAACTCACCAATGCTCACTAGTCGGGGACTTGGAACCGTTCTTGGAGACTTGGCCTCGATGGGGTTTGATGCGAAATGGGGAGTGTTGGGAGCAGCCGACGTTGGAGCAAACCATCAGAGGGACAGAATCTGGATCGTTGCAAAAAATGTGGTCGACTCCAATAGCACAAGATGCAAAACACAGTGGATACGCGAAAACAGGACCGGGGAAAGCGAACAAATTGAGTTACGAAGTAATAAAATTTCCGACTCCAACGTGTCACAACAGCAAGGAGGAAGCGTTCCCATCGGAGTACAACAGAAAGACTCCTTCGCTAGCGACTCATGCTGGTGGGAAACTGAACCCAACGTGGGTAGAGTGGCTGATGGGGTGGCCTCTAGAGTGGACAGACTTAAAGCCATTGGAAACGGACAAGTCCCATTATGTGCAGCAGAAGCATGGAGAATCCTAAGTGGAGGAGCATAGGCACAAATGCGAAGTAAGACAGGTGCTAGCTTGGCGTACAGAAGACAGGGGCAAGGCAATGGACTATTTGGCTAGAGTCAAGGGTGACAGGCGGGAGAAGCTAGAGAAGGATTGCCGAGACCAATGGGAACGGGGAAACCGTGGCAAATGGGAGGATTGGCGTGGTCTATAAACGGGTGGATTCTAATCAAGTGCAAATCGTGAAAGAGCTAAGACGCTTGGGGATGGAAGTCGAGCATCTGCATAGCGTAGGCAAAGGCTGTCCTGACATTCTGGTGGGATACCGGGGCAAAAACTGTCTGCTAGAGATAAAGAAGGACGATAAGGCCAAGCTGACACCGGATCAGGTGCTATGGCATCACAGTTGGAAAGGTCAGGTAGCTGTTGTCACTAACGTAATTGATGCGGTTAAAGCGGTGAAAGAGGTTTGCCGGGAATAGGTTTTATCTATCAAAAATAGCGTTTCTCGATAGAAATTATTTAGTTTACCGATGGAAACCTTTTGTGAGAGTATCTGTCCATACCGCAGCACACAGCGGGATGACTAAGGGGAACGAGATGATGATTACAGAGAAAACGATTCGCGGTGACAGCCAATGGGTCAAGATTACTCGTGACAACAAGAACCGCACATTCACATTTGCTCGTGGTTACGCTGGTCAGTATCAAGCACACGATATTTCTAAACTGCCATTTAAGTGGATTGCAAACTGGACTGAAGCAATCGACCATGCGAATCACACAATAGCAACATACGCTTAATCAACCAGCCGGGGGAAACCCCGGCGTTCTAGGGGAGCAACATGGAATCAATCAAGATCGAAGGTGTAGAGCAGCATCAAGGCATTTACGTTGACACCATAGGCGAGAATGTCTGGGTAAACATCATAGTCCGCAACGGTAGTGCCAATCTCTGCATAACTCCGGAGAACGCTGAGAAGTTGGTTGAGGCATTGCGAATCGCTATCGTAGAGGCATCCCATGAAGATTGATCCATACGAGGCAATCGATTTTATTTTTAACAACTCTACGGCTTACGCTGAGGCTAAGGCTGAGGTAACGTACCTTGAGGAGTTTCGTAAGAGCAAGAAGGCGATCTTATTCTCACAGGCTATCGGGAATACGGTAGCTGATCGTGAAAATCAGGCCTATGCTCATCCAGAGTATCAAACTGTATTAGATGGCCTTAGAGATGCTGTAGCGGTTGCTGAGGCATTGAGGTGGAAACTTATATCCAAGCAAGCCACAATCGACGTATGGCGGTCTCAGGAGGCTTCTAATCGGGCTATGGACAGAAACACTCAATAGGGGATAGACATGGAATACACAATACCAGACGATAGTAATTTGGCACAATGTGAGTGGTGCGGTTGGGTAGTAGACTGGGATGAGGTTCCGAGGGCTAGGGACTTATCCGGAGAGATCGTTACCTGCTGCGAGGAATGTAACGAGGGTGAGTCGTTTGTAAATTATCCGTCTAAGAGGTTTGCGCTTGCGGAAAAAAGAACGTGAATTCTTATCCGAGATTGCTGACATAGGTTGCATATTATGTTACAAACTTGGATACGCAGGGACTCCTGCTGAGATTCATCATATTAGGGGGGTAGGGTTAGGACTGGGAGTCAGGAATTCTCATTCTAACGCTATCCCCCTTTGTCCTGAGCATCATAGGGGTAATACTGGGTATCACGGTTTGGGTCGTAAGGCATTTGAACGACGGTATTCCGTGACTGAATCTGAACTGCAAGACTTAGTTATGGAGTTGCTAAATGAAAAAGACGAAATCTGAAAAGAAGATGAGCAAGGTGTATAACGAATTCAAGGCCGGGACACTACATAGTGGCAAGGATGGGAAGGTTGTTACCAACAAGAAACAAGCAGTTGCAATTATGCTATCAGAAGGTGGCAAAGCAAAAAAGGCTAAGAAATGAAGCCGGGGCTATACAGTAACATTGCAGCTAAACGGAAACGTATCGCTGAGGGTTCTGGCGAGAAGATGCGTAAGCCGGGAGCCAAAGGCGCACCAACAGCAGCAGCCTTCAAAGCAGCCGCTAAAACAGCCAAGCCGAGGAAAAAGTGAATAATTGTCCTAAAGCCACCTACGACATTCTGTACAACCTGAAAAAGCGGGATTGGGCATTTAAGAATGTTGGTTATGGCCCTGCAAATCCAGAGGAACCTACAGATTTTTGGGATAAACGGGCTAAGGAGTGGAATACGACTCCTGAGAACGCTCAAACGATGCGCTGTGGCAACTGTTCAGCATTTATCCAGACTCCTGAGATGATGGAATGTATCGTCAAGGGAATTCAAGGCGAGGAATCGGACGCTGAGACCTATGCTAACGAGGTCGTTGACGAGGCTGATCTGGGCTATTGTGAGCTTTTCGAGTTCAAGTGTGCGGCTGACAGGACTTGTTCGGCATGGCTAGTAGGTGGCCCGATAACCGAGAAGATGACGGATCGGCAGAAAACGATGCTGAAGATGGCAAAGCGGGAATCTGAGAACGAATACGGAGAAATGGAAGATGAAGAAAACTCCGGCATGGACGAGGACTGAGGGTAAGAACAAGGCTAGCGGTCTGAATGAAAAGGGTCGAAAGTCTTATGAGGCAGCAAATCCCGGTTCCGACCTAAAGGCTCCAGTCAAATCAGGGGACAACCCAAGAAGGGCTAGCTTTTTAGCCCGTATGTCAGGTATGCCCGGAGCAGAGTATAAAAATGGTGAGCCTACTCGTTTGCTACTATCTTTACGGGCATGGGGAGCTAGTTCTAAGGCTGATGCTAAGGCTAAAGCAGCTGCAATATCCGCAAGAAACAAGAAGAAATGAGCCATCAGAGCCAGCTAGACTTTGTTGCTAGCGTGAAAAAACAATTCCCACAGTATTTCTTTGAGTCCAAGGTCTTAGAGGTAGGAAGTCTGGACATCAACGGTTCCATCCGTCAATTCTTTGTAGGCTGCGATTATGTTGGGGTTGATCTTGGCGAGGGACGAGGGGTTGATGTGGTGGCTAGGGGTGAGGAACTGGACTACCCTGACAATAGTTTTGACGTTGTTGCTAGCTGCGAGTGCTTTGAGCATAACCCTGAGTGGATAAAGACCTTTAATAATATGGTCAGGATGGCTTCTGGGCTGGTTTTCTTTAGCTGTGCTACTACGGGTAGGGCTGAACATGGAACGAGGCGTACAAGCCCGGATGACGCGCCATTTTGCGGGGATTATTACCGGAACCTAACGGAGCAGGACTTTAGGGAAAACTGCGATCTGAGTAAGTTTGAAGTATATGAATTTATAACTAGTTATAACCCAGCAGACTTATACTTTTGGGCGATATGCAAGCAATCGTAATCTGTACGGTGAACAATTGCGGCATAACGGTGCTGCTGGAGTCTATTCGTTGCTATGGTGACAAGTTACCCGTGTACTTATGTAGTAATAATCTTGGACTCTGGGCAAGAGCAAGAGAGATTACAGAAAACCTTATCTACCGACCCAATCCTGCTACCAATTTCGGAGATGCTTATAACGCAGCCGTCGATTACGCCTTTGAGCATGGCAAGTTTGACTCATTGATTTTAGCTAACGATGATGTGGTTCTTAATCCAGATACGCTATCGTTAATGCGGGAAGATGCGGGGATTCTGGAGTCTCGTGGCGTGAAATACGGATTCTTAGGCGCAAGGTCGGACTATGTATTGCCGGATCAGAACATCAGGTTTCCGGTAGACGGGGACAGAAGGGCAGGATTGAAGTGGGAAAGTGAGCATCAGATTAAGATTACTCCGGTAATTGCGCCTATCTGGGCAAGTATCAGCCGGGAAGCGTGGGGAGTAGCTAAGTTCCCGAGTACTAATTGGTATTCAGATAATATAATATGCCATGACTTGAACGTGGCGGGTTATCAGCATTTCGTCAGCAGGGCTTATGTGCATCATGCAGGAAGCCAGACGGTAGGTGTTGATTTCAAGAAATGTCACGAAGAACCGAGGGCGTGGATATTGAAACATCGTCCCGATATGTACGAAGCGATATACGCATGACATCCAGAGGATAATGCAAAAATGGAAACAGATAAGGTTAAAGAAACTCCTAAAATCGGTGAAGGCCTAGCAGGGCCGGGAAGACCAGCAGGAGTGCCTAATAAGAGTACTGCCGTAGTGCGTAATGCTATTGCTACTCTGCTAGAGAAGAACGTCCCTTACATGGATAGATGGCTCCAGAGGGTAGCTGAGGGTGATGAGGTGCTAGGGTTAAAGCCTGATCCAGCCAAGGCACTAGACCTAATGCAGAAGCTATCTGAGTACCATATACCTAAGCTAGCTAGGACAGAGGTAACGGGTAAGGATGGGGAAGCCCAAGAACACATAGTGAGATGGGGAGGACGGAAATGAGCTATAAGCCAGTAAATTGCCCACAATGCAGCGCGTTCCTAGTGAACAACAAGTGCTTGAACTGCGGATACGTTAAGTGACAGAGATAGTCATTGGCTACGAGCCGAGGGAACTCCAGCTAGAGATACACGAAGCTATCGACAGCCATCGGTTCACCGTAGTAGTCGCGCACAGAAGATTTGGCAAGACTGTTAGCGCAATCAATCACCTTATTAAAGCCGCGATAGAGTGCGACAAGCCGAATCCTCGGTTTGCATATATTGCACCTACCTACAGCCAAGCCAAGAGAGTCGCTTGGGATTACCTACTAGAGTACACAAGGCCACTTAATGCAACTGCCAACATTGCTGAGTTACGTGTTGATTTTTGGGGGCGTAGGGTTAGTCTTTACGGGTCTGACAATCCTGACAGTCTGCGCGGTCAGTATTTCGATGGCGTGGTTATCGACGAGGTGGGCGATCAGAATCCGAGAATTTGGAACGAGATCATCCGACCTGCTCTTTCCGACCGTGGTGGGTGGTGTTCTTTCATTGGCACTCCTAAAGGTGCTAACCATTTCGCTGAACTAGCCGATAGAGCCAAGTCCGAGGAAGGCTGGAAGTACCTAGAGTTCAAGGCTAGCAAGACAGGTGTTCTGCCTGAGTCCGAGCTTAAAGCCGCCTATCGAGAGATGGGGGAGGACAAGTACAACCAAGAGTTCGAGTGTTCCTTTAACGCAGCGGTCGAAGGGTCTTACTATGGCAAACTTATTAATGACCTTGAAAGGGATAGTCATATTACTGACTTTCCTCGCGATGATCTGTGTCGTAGCTTTGTTGCATGGGATCTTGGAATGGGTGACTCGACTGCTCTATGGGTTGCTCAACTGGCTGGAAAGGAAGTTAGACTCCTTGATTGCGTCGAAAACCATGGACAGGGACTAGATTGGTACGTTCGCTGGCTGAAGGACAATGACTACGCAGGGTTCAGTCAAATCCTGCCCCATGACGTACAAGTTCGGGAGCTAGGCACAGGCAAAAGCCGTAAGGAAGTGCTAGAGGAAGCGGGACTGTCCATAACGGTTGCGCCTAGATTGTCTGTAGCTGACGGGATTCAGGCTGTCAGGAGACTGTTGCCTCGGTGCTGGTTTCATCCAAGGACTAAGTCGGGGCTAGATGCCTTACGGAACTACCGCAGGGAACATGACGAGAGACGGCAGATATTCTATGAGAAGCCCCTCCACGACTGGTCATCACATTTTGCGGACGGGTTCAGATACCTAGCGATAGGTCTTGACGAGGGCGATAGTTCATGGCAGACATCGTTGCCAATTTCAACGAAATGGATTGTATAATAAGCAAAACCCATAAGGATTTGCTATGAAGATGGATGAGGGTCAAATCAAGGGAATTATCGAGAATGAGATCGATAACTCCATCGGATACATTGATACCGAGACTACGGATCAGCGATCCAAAGCACTAGAGTATTACCTGCGTTATCCGTATGGTAACGAGGTAGAAGGCCGTAGCCAGATTGTTACTGGTGAGGTAGCCGAGGCTATCGACGGTGCGTTACCCCAACTTATCCGGGTCTTTACGACCACCGAGGATATTGTTTCCTTTGAGCCTCAGACTCCCGAAGATGAGGAGTCATCCAAACAGGCCACAGACTACTGTAACTGGGTCTTTTACCGTGAGAATGACGGTCTAATCATCCTGCACAACTGGTTCAAAGACGCGCTGATGATGAAGGTCGGCGTGGTTAAGGCGTACTGGGAAGCCCAAGAGGACGTTAATAAAGAGTCATACAAGAACCTGACCGAAGACGAGCTAGCCCTATTGCTGTCTGATCCTGCCATTGAGGTAGTGAGCCAGAAGGTCGAGATGGTTGATGGTGGTGTGGATATGATGGGTATGCCTATCCAGATTCCTTACTACTCGGTCAAGGTCAAGAAGGTTAAGAAGTATGGCTGCGTCAAGATTGAGAACGTACCGCCAGAAGAATTCCTAATTAGCAAATCGGCAAGAACTATTGAGGATAGCCCGTTTGTGGCTCATCGTCGCTTGATGACTCGTTCGGAACTCATAGCGATGGGGTTCGATAAGGACATCATTGAGGGATTGCCTAGCTACGACGATCTCCAGTTCACGACTGAGCGTATTGCTCGATTCAGTCAGGGTGAGCAGCCGGATGAGAACATCAGCCTCGACCCAACGATGCAGGTTGTTGAGGTCTACGAGTGCTACATCAAGATCGACGTTAATGGTGACGGTATCGCTGAGTTGCGGAAGATTGTCTATTCTGGCAACGAAATCCTAGATGACGAGGAATGTGATCTAGTACCGTTCCATAGCCTTTGTCCGATCCCGATCCCGCATAAATTTTTTGGACAGTCGCTAGCAGACCGGACGATGGACATCCAGCTAATCAAGTCTACGGTTACGAGACAGATGCTGGATAACCTGTATCTCACGAACAATGCCCGTCTGGGTGTGGTTGATGGTCAGGTCAACTTGGATGATGCTCTTAATGCAACTCCGGGTGGCATTATCCGTGTCAAGTCGGCTGGTGCGATTGTTCCTATCGAGGTTCCTGCTGTAACGGCTCAGGCTTTCCCATTGCTTGAGTACATGGATAGCGTACAGGCCAAGCGTACAGGCGTTAGCGACCAGCAGCAGGGTCTTGATCCTGATGTACTCAATAACGTAAGTGCTACGGCTATTGCAGCCATGATGAAGTCGAACTCTGGCAAGCTGGAGTTGATTGCTCGAATCTTTGCTGAAACAGGCGTTAAGTCGCTGTTTAAGGGGATTCTGCACCTATTGGGCAAGTATCAGGATCAGGCCAAGATTGTCCGTATGCGCGGCAAGTTTGTGACGTTTGATCCTCGCTCATGGACGAATCAGTACGATGTGGCGATTAACGTCGGTCTGGGTTCAGGGGATCGTGAGCAGAAGTTGGCTATGTTGCAGATGATCCTCGGCAAGCAAGAGCAGATTTTGACTCAGTTCGGGCCATCGAATCCGCTGGTATCTGTGTCTCAGTACCGCGATACATTGGCTAGACTGATTGAATCGGCTGGTTTCAAGGATGCTAACGCCTTCATTAACGAGATCAGTCCAGAGCAGAACGAGGCATTGTCTCAACCTCAACCTCCGGCTCCAGATGCTCAGGCTGAAGTCGCACAGATGCTGGCTCAGGTAGAGAGAGAAAAGACCGAGGCTAAAGCTCAGATTGAGGCTGCGAAACTAGACTTGCAGAGAGAGCAACTAGAGGCTGAGTTCACCCGTAAGGGTATTGAATTGTCTATGCAGCAGGAGCGTAGTGCTTCTGAGATGCGGATTAAAGAGGCTGAGTTGGCTGTTAAACAACTACAGGCTATCTTAGCGATGGATATTGCTGACGAGGACAGCCGTAATAAACAGGCTGACATTGTCCTGAAGGCGATTAAAGAGCTAGGTAATCTGACCGGGAATCAGATGTAATGGCTGGCTTACTGAGCGACATTCTAGGGTTTGTAGACAGGGCTAAACAGTCCACTAGGGCTAATGTTGGCTTGCTGATGGACAATCCGCAAGAGTATGCGCGTCAGATTAACGAGTCAGCTAGAGACATTAACCGACAGGATACGTTAGCGGTTCAGGGTAAAAATGCCATGCTTGCAGGTAGACAGCCGACTCCTGAGCAAATGGCTGCTATGGATGCTATGCGCCAACGTACTGAGAACCTAGCGATGGGGTTTAGTGGTGTAATACAGGGAGTGCCAAAAGAAAGTATAAAAAATCTTGCAGAAGAATTTGCAAAAAAAATTAACGATGCCGGATTTCTGGCAAAAGTTGAACATTCTGGAAGCAAATTAGGGCCAAGTAGTTATATAAATGTTTCTGATCCGATGACTGGTCGTTATCTTAAATATCCAATCAGAATATCAGGGCATAGCAAAGGGCCATACCAATCACAGTTTGTTTATGATGTAACGAATATCACGGATGATTTGAATCAAACTTTAAATGTTCTAAATGAAATGAGGTCGCAAGGCCCAGCATTAGCAATAAGACAACAAAAGTATGCAGAAGATTTAATTAGCAAAGGAATAAAGCCAAAACTCGCATATAAACAAGCAAGAGAAGAAATTAAATAATGGACAAATCGGCATGGGCTGAACACTTACTGAGGGATGAGGGCTTCCAGATGATGATGGAAGAACTCCGGTCAGTAGAGGTCAGTAAGTTTGCTATGAGTGCTGCTAGCGAGGCTAACGTAAGAGAAGATGCTTACCACCAGCTAAGGGCATTAGAGAAGATTGAAGCCTACCTTGAAGGG